CCATGCAGGCGGCCGTTTCGCGCCTCGAAGAAGGCGACCACCGTCGCCAGATCGTCCGCGCGGCGGATGCCATAGGCGACGTCGTAGCGGCGGCGCGAATTGGCCCAGGTTGCGTTGCGCTCCTCGTCGCCCGAGGCGAGCTCGACGATCTGCGTGCGCCGTTCCGGTCCGCCCCGCGCGCCTCGGCTGATGTCGTCTGGGAACCGGACCTCGTGAAACGCCATCACATGCCCCTCCGCCCAAGCGAGACTGCACGGGCGATGTCCGCGGCGACCTGCGTGCGGGACTGGCGGAAGCTCTCGGCATCGCGGGCCATGATGGTGACGTTGACCCCGCCCGCGCCGTAGCTCTGCGCCTCTCGGCGCGACAGCACCCGCTCACCACGCTGCAGGATCGCGGGCACCTCGTCGTGGCGGAGACCAGCCATGCCGCCGGAATGCATCCGGGGGGCAGCGGCGAAGGCCATCGCCGGGACCATGCGCGAGGGGCCAGCGGAGCCGACCATCCCGCCCGCGTGCAGGACGTTTGCGAAAATGCCGCCCGCCCCGGAGAACACGCCCGAAAGCGCATTGGCGATCGGCCCCAAGATGAAACGCCGCGCCGCGAGCTGGGCGAGATCGGCCAACAGCGAGGTGACGAGGTCGCGGAAGTTCAGTTTGCCGGTCTTGACGAACTGGCCCACCGCATTCTCGGCCGACTGGAAGGCGCCGACGAGGCTCTGGCCGATGTCGCCGCCAATGTCGCGGGCCTTGCTGGCGTAATCCGACAGCGCCGCAGTGACCGCCTGCCAGCCGGTTACGGCCGCCTCGGTAGCGGGTTCCGCAGCGGCAGCGGCAGCCCCGGCCGCCGCGCCTGCATCCGTCGCGGCGCGGCCGGCATCGCCGAGCGCCGTCTCCAGCCGCTCGGCAGCACCAGTGGCCTCGGTCAGCGCATCCGCACTGGCCTCGTCGGTGCCGCGCACGGCATCGCGGAGCGCCTGCCAGCTTTCCAGCGGGGCACGAGCCCCTTCGGCCAGATCGCGCGCGGCCCCTCGATAGAGGTTCGCGGATTCGAGCGCCCGGTTTGCCGCCTCGGTCAGTCCTAGATCGGGCGCGGTGAGCGGATTGTCCTCGAAGGCCCGGTCGAAGGCTGCCTGCGCCGCCGTCGTCGCAGCACTGGCCGCGCCCTCGAAGCGGTTCTCGATCTCGCCGAGGTCGAGGTCGGGCACCAGCGAGATGCGGCGCTCCGACCCGAGCGCTTCGAGCCCCTGGTTGATGCCGCCGATGAAGCCATTGATGCGCGAGACCACACCGTTCAGCATCGCCTCGACACCGTCGACCAGACTGTTGGCCGCCTGGAACGCGAGATCGCCGATGGCGGCGGGCAGCAGACCCCAGACGGCCTTGATCGCCTCGTAAGCGCCCTCGAAGGTGTTCGCCGCCGTGTTGCCGAAAGCTACGACGCTCTCGATGGCGCTCTGCATTCCGGAGGCGGCGTCGGCCTTCAGATCGAAAAACATCGCCGTGGCGGCCGCGCCCGCCGCCGCCGCGCCCGTCCTGATCCGCTCCCAGACCTCGACAGCGAGGTCTTTCAGGAGCGACATCGCCTCGCCAAAGCCGCCCGCGCCCGAGACGAGCCGGGTGAACTGGTAGACGAGCTCGCCCGCGCCGACGATGAGTGCGCCGATGCCGGTCCGGATCAGCGCGCCGCGCAAGACGACGAGAGCCGTGGCGAGGCCACGGACGGAGAGCGCCGCGGCGGCCATGCCGGCCACCCAGCGGCCCGCGAGGAACGCCGCGAAGGTGGCGGCGTAGGTGGTCAGGCGGCCGATGTTGTCGAAGAGACCGCGGATGGCGATGCCCAGCGGGCCGGTGCGGCTGGCGAGCGCCGCCATGGCGTTGGCGACCGCTTCCAGCGCGGGGGCCGCGGCGACGGCCAGCTGGTTCGACAGGCCGCGCCAGATCAGCCCGAGCCGGGAGATCGCATCGTTCGTCCGCTCGATCTGGTCGGCATCCTGCTCGGAGACGACCACACCGAAGGCGAGCACATCCTCGGTCGCCTGGCGCAGTGTCGCCGTGTCGATCCGGCTCATGGCGATGGAGCCTTCCTCGCCGAAGAGCTGGCCCGCGACAGCGGCACGTTCGGCGGTGGGCACGAAGCTCTCGATCGCCGCGTTGATGGCGCCGACCCGCTGGTCCAGCGGCAGCGCGATCAGCTCGCTGGCCGAGAGCCCCAGCCGGTCCAGCGCGTCGGCGGCGGGACCGGTCCCGGCGGCCGCCTGGCTGAGACGGCGCGTCAGATCCTTGGTGGCCTGCTCGATGCCGGACATCGACACGCCCGCCAGCTCGCCCGCGCGCTCGAGCGTCTGGATCGAGGCGACGGTGGTGCCAAGGGATTGCGCGAGCTTGGCCTGCGCATCGACCGTCTGCAGGCCGGAGCGGACCATCGCCACGCCAGCGGCGGCAGCGGCGGCCACGGCAGCGGCTGCAGCCACGGCGACACGGCGGGAAAACGCCGCCAGCCGGGCGTTGGCCGCTTCCATCTCGCGGCTCAGCCGTCCGAAGCCGCGCGACCCGGCCTCGCCCACGCCTTCCAACTCGGCGCGCACCTGCCGTCCGCCCACGGCCGCGAGGCGGACGCTGACCCTTTTCTCAGCCATTGGGACGTTCCATCTGTTCGTTGAGCTTGGCGACCATCACCGCTTCGATGACGGGCAGCAGTTCGGCCATGGCGAGGGGTGGCACGCCGAGCGCGTCTCCGAGCGCCAGCGCCGCCGACATGTCCCAGCCGATCACCGCGCCGGGCAGCACGCGCAGCTGGCCGCCGAGGCGGCCGACGAGGTCCCATACCTGCCAGCCTTCAGGCGTTTCCGGACGGTTCAGCCGCGCCGGGCAGTCCGGGCAGGCTTGCGCGCTGGCTCCGCAGGGTTCGCAACCCTCGCAGTAGCGGTCGCCCCCGCCGAAGGACCATTCGGCGAGAGCGCGGAGACGTTTTTTTCCTGTTCCAGCAGCAGGCCCTTGGAGACGTAAGTCAGCTGGAAGGCCTCGAAGATCGGCCAGACTTCGAGAAGGGCGTCGACGGCGTCCGGACTCGGCTCGATGGGTTTGCCGTCGGCGTCGCCGATGCCCTCCCAGCCGAGCACCGCCCGCCGCGCGAGCGCCTTGGCGAAGGCGACGGCGCGTTCCTCGTCGGAAGCCTCCTCGGGCACGGCTTCCACGGCGGGATCGCTCCGCGTCGCCACCATCATCGCCGTGGTCAGCGGGCGCAGCTGCACTCGGACGCCGGGCGCGAGGTCATGCCAGCGCGGGGCGTTGGTCAGGTTGAGCGTCAGCATCAATACGTCTCCACATCGTTCACGAGGGTGGCGGTGCACATCCGGCCGACGACGCTGTCGCGCGCCGCCTGCCAGTCGAAGTTGGCCTGCACGCCCTGCGGCCCGGAAATCTCGATCCGCGGGCGCGGCAGGTAGACGGCGTGCACGGTGAAGGTGAAGCTGTCGCCAGAGGGCAGGACGTAGGCGAATTCCATCTCGCAGGCCTCGCCGTTGATGGCCTGCGTCACCAGCGTCTGGTCGGCGAAGCGCACCTCGATCCGCCCCGTCAGGGCGGCGATAGAGGGATCGGCCCCGTCGATGCGCCCGTCCGAGCGGATCGTCTCGATCCGGTCGAGGTTGTTGGCATAGGTGATCTCGGCCGAGACCACGTTGCCAAGGGCGGTGCCGTTGCGGGTGATCGCCCCGTTGAAATGGCCGAAGCGCTTCAGCTCCAGCGAGGCCGGCGTTCCCGCGCTCGTCGTGGTCCCGACCGTCTCGCCCTGCGCCACCAGCCGCGCCGTGGCGGTCAGCAGGCCGGACCGCTGCATCTGCCAGGTGATCTGGTCGAGCACGCAGCCGGAATACATGGCATAGCGCGGCACCTCGGGCATGCCGGTCTCGATCGACATGCTGGGCAGCGTCCAGGACCCCGACTGGAACTCGTGGGTGTAGGGCGCTTCCGCACCCGTGGTCGTCGGGGTGCCGAACGCGGCCTTCAGCCAGCACCCGAAGGCCTCGGCGTCGAGCGGCACGACCACGTCGCCGTCCGCCGTGACCGCGTCCTTGATCGGCGCCAGCGGATCGCGGCCGTAGCCCAGCAGCTCCGAGTTCAACAGCGGCTGCTCCGCACCCAGCGAGGTGCTGGCAAAGGGCATGCGGGTGAAGCCGCTGGCGGGCGGCGTTCCATAGGTCGTTTCGAACGCAAGCGCCATCTGCGCCCGCGCCCCCTGGGCTCGTGCCATGGTGTTCTCCTCGGGTTGTCGGGGTCAGGCCAGCGGGTCGGCCGTGGAATAGTGCAGCACCACCGGGATCACGGCGGCCTTCAGGCTGGCTGCGCCCTCGACCGGCAGATCGACCGGGCGCGGGGCTTCGGCCTCGACCCAGTCGCAAAGCCCGCCCAGCGTGCGGTCGGCGGCGATCGCCGAGCCGATGCTGGCGGTCAGCGCGTCGAAGGCGGTGTCACGTGCAGCGCCCTGCACGACCGCCTCGATCTCGGCCCGATGCTGGTAGTGATAGGCGAGTGGCGACAGCGTGACGTCCGGTTCTCCGGGCTCGCCGTCGCGCAGGATCAGCAGGCCCTCGGCCGGCACACGCTCGGGCAGAATCTCACCGCGCAGGGCAGTGGCGGGCAGCGCCGAGAGTCGCGCGTGCAGCGCGGAGAGGATGGTTTCGCGAGGGGTGGGCATGTACTATCTCTTGGCGTGCATTCTGCGGAGCCGATTCATGGATGTTTCTGTAGTCATAGTTGAGCAACTCGACTTGGGAGGCGAGCTTCGTTCGTTCCGAATGAAGGCCGACTATGGTGACCATGTTACCGTGGCATTTGCAGAAGAGTATGATGAGCCTCGATCTGGGCCATTTCATTTTTTAGATAGGAAGCACGAAAAAGCATTTGCGGAAGGCTTCGCTGAATGCTCAGCGCGAAAACTATCTGCCAGCCGCTATAGCATCACAGAGCGCGGGTACGAGTTTAATACTTCGTGGCGCGGTATTCCGACAGAGCGAGGTCGACTAAGCTACTATGCAATTTCACTTCCAGAGTTTGGCATACCCGTAAGTGTCCGCTTCTTTGATCTCAGGTCTGGGCGAGAATACCGAAAATCAGTGGACAGGGATGATCATCGAAATCGTTTCGTACTCTACCTCGAATGCAGGTCGTCGCACGGATCGTTCGATTTTGGTCTAGAAGTTCGTTTTGTGGTGTCCGCAGAGGATTTTCATGCGGCTCAATACGTGGACGAAAGCACAACGGGCTACGGTGCGCACCCTGATGCCTATGAGTACCTACTGAGAGACGGCCAACAACACGTTGTCCAACAATTCTTCATGGAGTCTATGCACATGGGCGATCATTACCAAACGGGCCAAGCGGGCGCTGTTGGACCGAATTCGCGAGCTGAGAACAACACTTTCCAGCAGATGTGGGACCAAAGGTCGTCCGATGTCCACCTGCCGCAGCTAGCCGAAGAATTGGGCCTTCTCAGGATGGCCCTTAAAGCGGAAAGCACAACAATCGAGCACGATAAAGCAATAGCTTCGGTGGCAGCAGCAGAAGAGGCCGCTCAGAAGAATGACGGGGCTGGAGCGCTGCGACATCTGCAGGCCGCTGGCAAGTGGACCCTTGATGTTGCAACGAAAATTGGAACATCAGTTGCGGCAAAGGCGATTACAAGCGCGATGGGCATTTAAAGAAGCCTCCCCTCCACCCAGTTCGCCACGATCAGCCCCGGCACGCTGTCCAACGCCCGGTCTGCATCCCGCGCGAGGTCGAGCCGCTTCGGCAGTTTCACCTGCAGCACCAACAGGAAGATCGGCGCGGTGACCTTGCCGCGTCCGGTCTTCGAGCGCGACACCACCGCCTGGCCCTTCGTGTTCAGCCGTCCTTCCGCCACCAGCAGGCTTCTGTGGTTGCCGCCCGTGGTGCAAGAAGTTTTTGATCCTATAGGCGCGTGATCGAGTGCGGTCTTCTGTGAGGCCTCTTGATGCGGCATTTCCAGAAGCCGCGGGCCGGGATGGTGATCAGCGGATCGGGTCCAAATCTCGGACGCGAGCTGTTGGCTCGTAGCCTGCTACTGGTTTTCCTAATCCGGATCTGTTCGATCATTTCGCCCATTCAGGTCGTCGTCTTCTCACACCCCCTTGGCACCGTTGCTAGCGGTTCGACATGCGCATCATGCCGCGACTGCCAGCGCCGGATCCCTGTAGTCCTCGTTCTTCGTCAGCATCGCCCACATCTGCCGGGCCATCTTGTTGGCCAGCGCGATCGCGGCCAACATCTTGGGTTTGCGCGCCAACATGCGTGACAGCCAGCTGCCCTCTGCAATTGTGCGCCGCCCAAGCCAACCCAATCGCGACATTGCACCAATGATCAGCAGGCGTCGGATGTCGGCCTGGCCGGCCTTGGTCATCCGCCCCAAGCGCTCCTTGCCTCCAGAGGAATGCTGCCTGGGCACAAGCCCCAACCAAGCTGCATAGTCGCGCCCTGTCTTGAACTGCGCCATATCAGGTCCGAACGCTTCCACCGCGACGGCAGTCATCGGTCCAACACCCGGCATGGTCTGCAGCCGACGCGCCCGGTCCGACTGGGAGGCCAGCGCCTTGAGTTTCGCTGTGCGCTCGGTGACACGCGCCGTTTTCTCTGCAATCTGCGCCAGCAGGTCCTGGCACTCCTCCCGGATCAGCGCGGGCAAGCCGGAGGTCTCTTCGTCCACAAGCGCTGTAATGCGATCGAGGTAACGCATTCCGACGGGAAACACGTGGCCATGCTCGTACAGCAGGGCCCGCAAGGCGTTTACATCCGCGGTGCGCTGATGGACCAGCCGCTCCCGGCCGCGGAACACCGCCGCGCAAGACTGCTGCTCAACCGACTTAGGCTCCACGAAGCGCATCTCTGGCTGGCGGGCCGCGATCACGATCGCCTCAGCGTCGGCAGCATCATTTTTCTGGCGCTTGACGAACGGGCGAACGTACTGTGGCGCAATCAGCTTCACCTCGTGGCCAAGCGCTTCCATCTCACGCGCCCAGTAGTGAGCCCCACCACAGGCTTCGAAAATGACCAGGCAGGGAGCCTGCTGGGCCATGAACGCGGTGAAATGCTGTCGCGTAAGCTTCTTGCGGAACTGAACCTCCCCCGTCAGCAGCGCGCCGTGGGCCTGAAAAACATTCTTTGCCAGATCAACCCCGATCATCATATCCTTCATCTCGCCGTCCTCTCTTTTGTGTGGCCTTGAACACCACTACCTTGGCACATTGCGATGCCGTCTGGGGAGGGCGGCAACCACTCCATCTCGGACCGGTGCGGCGATAGACGAAGCGTAGTCGAAGCCCACGACGCCGCTCCCATTCGCCGGGGGTGATCCGGCCACCGCGCAGGGACTTGCCTGCGGCGGGCAGCGGGATCGCCAGCCAGAACCCGTCCTTGGAGCGGATCAGCGGCCCCGTGTCATGCGCGCCGACGATGACCGGAGCCTTGGACCAGACCAGAGCCGCAGCGTCGAGGCTCTCGCCCGACCTCGGGAAGTTCTGGCTCCGGATCGAATTGGCCAGCCGGGTGCCGAGCCCCGCGCCAGTGATCTGCAACCGCCACGCGGTCTTCAGCCCGGTCCCGGCCTCGCGCATGGCTGCGGTGACGGCGCGCTCGCCCGCCGCGACCTCGGCCGCCATCATCGCGACGATGTCAGGATCGATGTCGAGCTTCAGTTTCACGCGGGCCTCAGATCGACGGTCCAGACGAGCCGCTCGCGGTCGCGGACCGGCTCGCCCTGGATGAGAAAGGCGTCGCCGTCGATCTCGATGCGGTCGCCCGGGCGCGGGTTCGCCACCTCGGTGACGCGCAGGTCGATGCGGGTGGTCTCGGACCAGAGACGGGCATCGCCGAAGTCGGTGACGGCGTCGGCACGCCGGGCGACGGCGCGCACCAGCACGGGCGCGGGTGCTGCCAGACGAATTCGAACTCGTCTCCATTTGGACAGAGACGCTGACGCTTATGCTGTGCAGAGACCGCGCCACTCGGCGAGGGCGGCGGCGCGGTTTCGCTTGAAATTCTGTCTG